GCCTCGGCAAGCCAAGTCTCATAGATTGGCTGGCAGAAGTTCGACGCCAACCAGGCCCGGCGCACCCGGAAGAACTTCCAGGCATCCAGCATGGCCGCCCGCGCCGCGCTGTAGCTGGCCGTGTAATGCTTGATCAGCACTTCGAACGGCAGCTCCAGGTTGACGCCGATCTGGCGGAGGATCGCCATCACGAACGGATCGAACTGGGCATTCGGCCGGCCGGGATTGGCCGTGTTCACCTTCTCGCCCTTGGCCAGGTCGATAATGGCACCGGATTGGAGCGCCAATTCCGGCGCGGCCTTCTCTTCCTGGCCGTAAAGTTCTACAGGCTGATTCTGGTCTGCCTCATGCTCGATGAAAACCGTGAACATGCCCGAGACGACGGCGGCCATGATTTCGGCCTCGGTGTAGCGATCAAGCTGCTTCAGCGGCTCGATCACCGCCGCCAGATAGGGCTCACCACGATGCTGATCGGGTCGCAACCGCTTGAACAGATGCACCACATTGCGCCGCCCAGTCTGGGAGCCTCGCGCGGCGATCCGTGTGAAGGACAGCTTCTTGCCCATCCGGACACTGCCCGGATGCTGGTCACACACATGCACCGCTGCCATGGCGCCGTAGCCATCAAGCTCGATCCCACCGAAGACATTCCCTTTTCCGAGCAGATCGGGCGGAGTCGCGACTCGATCCCCCTCGATCAACTGGACCTTCGTCGCATACACGCAGTTATCCACGCGGTTCGACGGCAGCACAGCAAAGGCGTCGCCGTTGACCAGCGCAGAGCGCAGTGCAAGGTCCTGGAGGTCGTAGAAGATCTGCGTACCGGTGGAATCGCACTCAAGCGCGTTCTCTGCCCACAGCTGGAACTCGCGGGTGACCGAGCGCTGCCAGGCTTGTACCTGGTCATCGCTCATGCCGAGGAGATCGCCATCAATGGACGGCCGCATGGCCAGGCCAGTACCCACGACGTTCGTCACCACCGTATTGATCACACCGCCGGCCAGCGGGGCATTGCGCATGAGATCCCGCGAGTTCTCTCGCAGCGTGGCCAAATCGGGCAGAAGGTCGTCGTCGGCACTCTTGCCCGAGGTGAACCAATTGCGAAAGCTTCGCCGACTGCGATCAGCCCCCACATACGATCCCGCGATCGCCATGTGTGCGCGGGCCTGCATCCGTCGCGTGCCAGCGACGGGATCGAAGTACGAGACCACCTTATCGATCACGTTGGGCGCCAGCTGCAGCTTGCCTCGGGCGTTCATTGCGGCACCCCATAGCTGATGTTCAAACCGCGACGGCGGCCGCTCGCGGCGGCGGAGAGTTGCGCCACAATGCCCTGCCAGTAGGTGATCTGCTCCCTGATCACAGCGGCATCGGCGCGACGCAGTTTTCGGGTACCGATGCTGTACTCCTGATTCTGCGAGACGGCCAGGCTGGCGGCCAGCCAAGCGGCGAGTTGTGCCTGGGCTTGATCCAGAGTGATACCGGACATATCGTTTCCTATCGTTCAATCCCGCGCGAGCGGACCCGCCGCCCACCAGAGGACGGCGGCGGCATCGGTGCAGGTACTTGCACCCGCGCGGGTGGATTGTTGATTTCTATCGACTCGGATGGGCCGGCCGATGCCATGGGCGCCGGTGGCGGCGATGCGAACATGTCAGCGACTGAAGGCTGTACTGCGGCCTCAAGGCGTTCCCACATCCGCTCGGTATAGCGGTGCAGGTCAAGCATGTGCGCAGAGAACATGGCCAGCACCGTGCAGTCCAGCACCTCGTTGCGTTTGCGTAGCGGCACCCAGCGATACTGCTCACCGGAGGCCGTGCGCACCTTGACGCGTGCTTCGGCTGTCAGCTGGTGGTAGAACTCGGCGGGCAGATCCTGCGAGAAGTGCAGGCAACCTGGCCCCGACACCGTCACGTTCAACCGCCCGAAGATCAAATCCTTTGCCGTGTCGGTACCCACAAGCCAGAGCCTGATGCCGTTCTTGATTACCTGGCCTGCAATGTTCACGTCCTGCAGGGACGAGCGCCCTTTCACGGGCCCGCCGAGGCGAGAGTCGCCCTTGCTGGCAAAGCAGCGCCGACCCTTCGCCTGCTGCATCCGCGCCCAGGCATAGGCCTGGTGCGTGAAGTGGCCACCAGTATCGATGGTGTACCCCTCGACGCCCAGCGTCCCGCCCGCCATGTGCTGAAACCGCGTCTCCATATAGAAGGACAGCTTCTCCCAGTCAGCCGGTACCGCCGGATTCGCCGCCAGGACCATGTAGTCGACCACCCACATCTCCTCGCCGCGTCCAACCGCCCAAACCACCACCTCGAAGCGGTTGTCCTGGACGTCGATCCCCGCCACCAGCACCAGGCCGCCCATCTGGACCACGCGAAGGGGGTACGGCTCTGCCCGCTGCATCAACGCATGGATGTCAGCCTTCTCGACATCCTCCTCCCAGGTCTCGCCCAACGTCGTGTTGACGAAGGTCTGCAGCTCCGACTTGTCACCGGTCTTGGCCTTGCGCTGCGCCGACAAGAATTCGTCCACGATCTGCGCCCAGCTGGTCTGCGGGCTGTAGGCCGTCCAAACATGGAAGGCCACTTTCTTCGGTACCGGGATCCGGGCGCCATCCGGCGCGTGAAAGCTGCCATCACCGTCATCGATGTAGGATCCGTCCTGCGCGATCCAGCGGCCCTGCCCCCACGCCTCCAGATAGTCCGCCTGGGTCATCTGCCCGTCGCACAGATCACACATGTGCATCACGGTCGACGGATCGTCATTGATCCACTTCATCCCGAAGGACTTATCCTTGCCACCCCAGCGCAGGGTGATCATCTCGCCGCAATGCTTGCAAGGGATGTGCCGCTTGAACTGCAGGTCGGCCTGGTCATGCCGCGCCTCGATCAGCGAGAGCCCCTTCAGCTTCGGGGTAGACCCGCCAATCAGCTTCGGGAAGGTAGCGCCCTCGATGCGCTTGCGCGCCAGGGTGATCGGGCTGCCTTCCTTCTCCACGTTCTGGTCGAAACCATCCACCTCGTCCAGGATCGACACGTCGACCGACAGGCGTCGGTAGTTCTTCGCGGCCTTGCCGCCCCGCAGGTGCAAGACCGAAGTCAGGAACTTCTTCTGCCGCAAGGTGTTTGCCTTGCTCTTGGCCTGGAAGCTCGGGAATACCTTCATCATCGCGGGCACGTCACGCAGCATCGGTTCCAACTCGGTCTTGCAGAACTCGTCGCTGTCGTCGTCTGTCGGTTGCCACAGCGCCTGGTTGCGCCGCTTGTGTTCGGCGAAGTAGCCGACCGCCGCCAGGATCATCTTCGTATAGCCGACCCGGGCCGACTTCATGAAGGTGACTTCTTCGATCTCATCATTGGACATCGCGTCCATGATGGCGACCTGGTAGGGATACGCTTCCCACGCCTGCTCGACATAGGACGACTCGGCCGACAGGTAAAAATTCTTGGCGGCCCATTCCGACAGCCTCATTGGCTCAACGGCCGCCAGCGATTCCAGGCCCGCTGCGATCGCGCGTTCAATCTCCTTCAGATCCATCTTCGAGGTCGCTTTCTGCGGCCTCGCTATCATCTTCGTCGTCGAGGTCCGCTAATTTGATGGCGGCCGCATGGTTGCGCGCCTTGACCAGCTCGCGCGTGATGAAGTCCAGATCATCCGCAGAGAGCTGGGAGCGCCGTTTCAATTGCACCGGCACCGCTTCCAGGATGCCAGCGATCTGCCGGCCGACCTTCGAGAGCACCTGCTCCAGGAGTGCGACCGGCGCCAGCTCGCGTCGCGTGACCGCGTTCTGCATCTCCACCTTCTCGCGCTGTGCACGCGCGAGCGCGGCGCGCTCCGTCGCCAGATCCAGCTCGCCAGCAGCGAATCGGCCGGCGGCCTGCTCGCGCAGGTTCGTGCAATACGCTTTCAGCCAGACGCCAGCCGGCTCACCGGGCTGAAGAATGCCGCGCGTGAGGAGTTCGCTGACGGCTGGCTGGCTGATTCCGACCAGCGCGCCGAACGCGGCCTGAGTCGTCTTGGCCTCCAGATCCATCACATAACCCCCTAGGGAAAATTTTGTAAGTAGTGCGAAATCGGGGCGCGAATTACCCTCGCCAGCCGAGGCCCCGGAAGTACCTTGAAAAAAATATCACCCGAGCAACACCGCCCTACCGGGCCGAGGCCAGGGCCGCGTCGATGGCCGCGATCAGATTCTTCGCAGAGCTCGTCTTGACGGCGGCCTGCCCGATGTCTCCGAACGGGAATCGCTTCTTGTATTGCACGCGGTCCGCATAGCTGACGATCAGCTGCACATGCGTACCCTTGCGCTGATAGATTCCCGCGACACCTTTGACCTTGCCACTGAAGACATCCTTCCGAGCCAGCAGCTTCTTGATGGCACCTCGCGTCATGTTGCCGTACTGGTTCAGCCGGACGCCTTTCGGTACGACGACAGCACGCCGAGCGGGCGTGCGCGTTCCACCGGCCACCTGATACTGCAGATACTTTTCCTGATCATCCTTGATGAACACCTTAGCGTACTGCTTCTGCTTGGTGGCCGGCTCAACGGCAAACGCCTTCATGGTGAACGGCGTCGGGCGATCGAGGTTTTCCGGGAGCGCCTTCCCGAGTGCGACTTGAGCATCCTTGGCTGTTGCAGTCAGGCCCTTCGCAATTCCAAAGGGAAGCTGCTTGCCCGCTTTCTTGAACTTCAAAGCATTGGCGAGCAAGTCATGCTTGACCGAGGCGAAGATCATCAGGGCTCCTGAAAAGAATGTGCAGATGTTTGCACAGTGGTGGCGGGCTTATGGCAGCCGCCTTGCCCTTCCTTCTATGAAGCCAAAAAACAAAAAGCCCCTCATGCAAGGGGCCGTACACTAGTTCGTTGAATCGGCTTATCGAATCATCCCTTCCAGCACCGCTTCCAACACAGATGCCTTCAGGAAATAGGCAAACTCTTTAAGGGTGTCAGCGTCTTCAGAGGATGGGACCTCGCTATGCCCCAATGGATACGTGGCGTAGATGATCCTGCCTGTAAAATCGAACTGGAGCTCGTAAACTGGGCTTTCGCAAGAGGCATGATCTTCATGGAAGAATTTGAATGCCACCGCCGCCTGTCGGCCAGCTGTCAAAAATGTGTTTGTGTGCAGCTGGACCTCGCCCACCTGCGTCTCAAGGACATAGGGGTAGGAGCCAATGCTCACCAGGCAAGCGTCCTCGATCAAGTCAGCTGCCACCCCGGTTGGGTGCGACAGCGCCGAAACGAGACCGCGGCCCAACTCATCCAGAGCTTGAAAATCGAGCAATCGGGCCCCGACGGTCGACGCCGCTTGATGAAACTTGCTCTCTACTGCCATGACATTCCCCTTGGTTGTATGCGAGCGGAAATAATAGCAACAACCTGCCCCTTCTGGCTTCGAGAACGAAAAAGCCCCGGAAAATTTCTTTTCTAGGGCTTTAAACGCAACTGCGTCGAGTTTGGCGAAAATATAAGGCAACTGTCCCAGACACGTCAACAGCTTTTTCCGGCTGTGGATAATTCCGCTGGTGCGGGGATGATCCCCTGCTCAATAAAGTGCCGCGCGAGCCGCTGGTGCGCTGCTGCCTCCAACTGCCGCACATGACTGCGAACTACGGCGCTCGCACGATGGTACGTGGACTTGGAACACCCAAACGCCGCTGCGAGGTCACGTACCGAAACCTTAGTCTTGATGTGATTCGCAAACTGACGGGCCAACAATCCATCTACCGCCATGGCGGGAACATTCTGGAGAGCCGGCCGCAGCCAGTCCGAGAGTTCCCTTATCGCAGCAGCCCGCTCATGTGAGAAAGCATATCGACGCGCGCCATTAACATCCTCGTATTCCGTCGAACCAAAACGCGCACGTACGACCATCGCCTCAATCCTGGGCAGATGGTGATTCACAGCAGCCACGATCATCGCGCACTGAGCACGGATCTCATCGTCGGTCAGCCCGGAGAAATCGATGCTACCAGCAGGCGTCCCCTTCAATGCCGAGAACCATTCCGCTTGCCCAGGCGTCAACTGGCGACCCGGCGCGTCCAGATCGATGGTCGCCATCATCTGCAAGAGCATGGAACGCGTCACACATCCTTGACGCGGCTCATTCGAGATCACCAGGAACGCTGTGTGTAGTGCGTGGCCGACATCACGGAAGATCGCACCCTTATTTGCCTCAATTGCTACCAGCATAATTTTTCCCTCACTTGTTGCTGTTATTGCCGGTCGATGCCGGCGGCTGTTGCTTGCCAGGCCACCGATTCATGACGCGCAGCTCTTTGCCGCTCGATTCGATGACGATTTCGATATAGACGGGCGGTAGCACTATCTCGCGTTCCTGACTGATCCCGAGTTCGTCCCAGTAAATCTCAACGGTTCCGCGCTTCTGTGGAGTCCCAATGTGCGAACCATTCTCCTGGGCGTAAAAGACCGCTTCCCCTCGGAGCGACCGCCTTATCTGGCGATCAACCGGAAGCAGGCCATGCTCCCTTCGGAGGTCGTCGATCATGCTGGCGACCATTGGCATTTCCTGACGCAGATCGCTCATCCGACTAACCTCCCCTCGAACAAAAAAAGGTTGGCGGCAAGGTTGGACGGCGCAAAGCCAATACCCATGCGGCTTTGCCAACCTCCTAACCTCGCTAACCTACTTTTGAATGGATTTGAAAATAAAAAAAGGAAAAAGAAGTCCCTACGCGTGCGCGCGTATGCGCACGTGTGCGTGAGAATGTGCAAAAAAGGTTGGGAGGTTGGCGAAGCCGCTATGGTGGCGGCTTTCAGCCGTCCAACCTTCAAAATGAAGGGTTGGACGAGGTTGGGAGGTGAGACGAAAATCATCGCCTTTTCCGCACGCGCAACTTGCGCGCACGATCCCTGGCAGGATGATACTCGGCAACACATCACAACGCTAGAAGGGGATCGCATAATCGCCCTCCTCTGCCATCTTTGGCTCGACAACAGCCGGCTTCGGACGCACGTAAAAATACTCCCGCGCCCCGTTTGGATCACGCTCCTTCTCCCATCCCAGCTTGCGCATACACGCCGAGATGCGCATGGTTTCGTTCTTCGACTGCGAGAGCTTGCCGATCTCGATGTGCAAGGCCCGCGTAAGCAGCTCGCGCGCCGTCACACGATCCAGCTTACGAACACTCAAGGAATTACCATCGGCATCAATTCCTTCCACGTAGTCGTACAGCCGTCCGATCCATTGGTCCGGGATCTCGCGGTCGTCCTGCGCCGGCATGATCAAGCGGACATCCTGGTCACGCGTGGCATACCACTTAACTCCCCTGCGCCACATTGCGACAGCTTCGCCGAACAACTGGTCCCTCACCTCGGCCAGGCCTACCGTATCGACGCGGCCACATTTCACCGGCCAGAACCGTCGGCTGCCTGTCGGGTCTTTGAAGTACTGCCCTTCGTTCGTCGTCGCAGCAAAGAGCGTGCGCCGAGGAAGGTTGCGCATACGCCTGCCATACGGCTCGCGAAATCGGTCCTTCTTACTCGACATGAATGCCTTAACCGCCGTCACTTCTGATCGGTTGAATTGCTCCAACTCAGCAACCTCATACAGCAGGATGCCCTGGATCGACAGATAGCCGTCTTTCTCCCCCATCCGGAAGGGAGTGTCCGCGTACCAAGCCCCGCCCAGCACCTCCAGCGCCGTGGACTTACCCGCGCCCTGCCCGCCCTCAAATACCGGCGCGCAGTCATGCTTGATGCCGGGTACGTAAGCACGGGCCGCGAGGCCGACAAGGAACATCGTCGAGACCAGGCGCGTGTAGTCGGAATCTTCCGCTCCCCAGTAGCGATGGAAGGCATCCGCCACGCGAGGCTTGCCGTCCCACTTCGCCTCACACTCGGACATGTAGTCCGTAACCGGATTGAATGCATGGCGGCGAGCGACCTGCGCCACTGCCTTCTCGATTTCACCGATGCTCGATACGATCAGGCCGTAATGCTGACCAAGGAACAGGCCCAGGAAGAAGTCGTCACTTTCCGTCCACTCACCGGGCTCAGACTCCCAGGGTGGATCACGCCGCTTCATGAGCAGCTCAGAAAACTTGTCGAAGGCCACGATCCCGTGCAGGTCGGGATCATGGGTCAGCGCTAGGAAGACGTTTTCCCGGCAAGGCTTCACACCGGTCGCCCCATAGAGCATCATCGCCTTGATCTGCGCGCGGTCCATGCTGCCTGCGCTAGCCGGACGTTGGGGTACATCCTCTGGCGTAGGCGGCGCATCGACCCATGCAGGCACGCTGTCATCGCTGACCGCTGCTGGCGATGCGGGCGCTGCCGCCTCCTCTACAGACTTGGCCACCCAAGCAGGCCGCACGTGGGCAAGCCACGCACACACATCCTCTTTCGTTCCGCCCGCAGCAATCAGATCGGCCACATCCCAACCATCCTCGACCTCGCCTGGAGGAGGAATATCGACGAATTGGATCGAGCAGCCCTGGGAAAAATTCAACTCGGCCACCGCTTGCATCGCAACCATACCCGGCTGCTCGACTTCTGGCTTTATCTCGCCAGCCTTCGCGTGGTTCTCTTTGTAGCGCTGCGCATCGGCATCTGCCCATAAGAGCAACGAACGGCCGGCTAGCAGCGACCAATCAACTTTCTTGACCGCCTTCCCACCACCAGGCCAAGACACGACATCCCACGCGTCGCCCACAGCGGCCCTAGCCGCGTCAGCGCACTTCTCTCCCTCTACCACCAAAACAGGGAAGCCTTCCCTGAGCGGTTGAGGAAGGTAAAGGGGCCGTGGCTCACGCCACTGAATCCAATGCCATTTCCTATTGCCGGTGTTCTCATCCTGCGCGTAAACGCATGGCAAAACTTCCTTGCCACCGTCCGATGTGACGAAGCGACAAACGATGCCTAAAAGCTGCCGCTGCTGGTCCCGATACTCCCAAACCATCTGCGGCCGTCCTCGCACTGGATGAGCGACGGGATACGGTAACGCCGCCTCGGGAATAGGCAGAATCGGGCACCAGGAACTAGTGGATTTCTTCTCCTTCGGAGGTGCTCCTACCCCTTTGCCGGCTTGCGCAGGCGCTGATTTCTGTGGCAAATAGGGAGTTCCGTTAGGAATTCTCTTGACCTTATCTGCGCCGTGAATAGCGATGCCCAGCTCGCGAGCGAGGTGAGCACAAGCTTTCCCTTGGGAGATGGATTCCTTCGCCGCGTAGAGCGAGATAGGATCACGGCCGGCTTCGCCGTCCATGGAAAAATCAGACCAAAAACCAGCTTTGTCGCCTTTCAGGCGAACACGCAAGGATTTGCCGGCTTCGCCGGAGAGGGAACCAATGCAGAACTCGGCGCCGTCAACAACGCCGTTTGGAAACCATTGAGCCAGCAGCGAATCCAGCGAGGCCAGCGCGGCCGCATTGACCGCATCGAAGTCCTCAAGCTCCACTCACCGGCTCCTGCTCGTGGCTGCAATAGATCTGGAACATGAGCGCCATGAGTTCCTGCATAGTGCGCTGAATCTCGTTAGAGATGCGCTGCAGGTCTGCCTTCTCACGGGCATCGATGTGGTTGTCATCCGTATAGGCGGTATACGCCCGAGACAATTCGCCAAGGCGCGCCCACAGCTCCTGGAACTTCGAATGCAGGTCTTCGCGGTCGACGCTGCCAGGCGTGATCAGCTTGACGAATACACCACCGCTCGCCGCCGCTATAGCTTCAGCGAAGAGCGTAGTGCTGGTGAAGGCCTGCATCTCCAGCGAGTGTTGCGTGCGGACTGCTTGGCCCTTGCGCTCATAGACGCGGTTCGAGAGCGCATCTCGGGTCATTCCCAAAGCGGCCGCCATGGCATCCCATCCCCCTGGGAAGGCATCAATCATTCCCTGGTGTGCTTGGCGTAAATTCATGTGTACTCCCTCGTATTTAGGCGAATATTGCGCCGTGATATATTCCGAAAACACTCAACAGCCCATCACTGGAGCCTTCGTGAAAACAAATCGCCCTGCCCTGCTGACTATTGGTGCCTTCAAGAGACTGCTCGCCGGATTCGATGACAACGACCACCTCGACTTCAGCGGCCTGGACTTCTATCGGCTTAAGACGCGCGGTCCAAATCTCGTCCAGGTGGAGTTCAACCAACAGGTTTATCGGAATGCTGAAGGTGACGTGGTGGTTGAAAATCTTGAATAATTGAGATCGCCCAAACTGATGCAACGTCGTGCGTGACCGGCCGGTACGATTCGACAGTCACGCCATTGACGATCCGACGGAAGATGTAGAGATCAGCCGCGCGTTCAATTTGCCAAACGTCGGCTGGCTTGTGGACGCCCATGTTCTCTTGATTTTCTGGGAGTCCCGCCAGCCCATCAGCATGGGTTCGGCACGCATAGCGATTGATGTAGTCAGCGACGCTGGAAACAAGGTGCTTCGCCGAATCCACGCTCAAACACAACCGGATAGTGCCATCCGAGGTCTCGAAGCCGATACCGATTTCATTGGCACCATCGTCTACAGGCGTCGTATTGCGCCAGGACGCAGGCACATACACAGCTGGTATCCGGGATTGACGGTCGGCCTCCCTGTAATGCCGGTATTGCTTGTCATCGACGTTGACTGTGAGCCTCGGTTGCAATGCCTGGAAGAGACGCGCCACCTCGGCCATGCCGTCATTAAATTGGCTGGAAGACACAGGAGTTCCACCAGCCATACGCCAAAATTTGCGTTCGTGCTTCGGCTTGAATTTCACAATCCATTCCCTTTCATTGTGGTTTTCTTGATTGCCTGGCAGTCATATGCTTCGCCCCATCATTCAAAAAACATGAGGGCACGGGCATGAAGGCCGACAGATATTTAGTTCTCTTCCACTTCGCGGCCAAGGTGACCAGGGCCAACTTGTCCGAGATAGCCGTGCAGGTAACGCGAGCAGTCCGAAACACCCTGCAGAACAGTGAGGCGATTTGCTCGACCGCTTCATCCGTCGCATTCGTGGGCGAGTCCCGCGCATCGGCAGACTCCCTATTCCGCTTACTGGCAAGCGATCTCCAGCCTGGCGACAACTTGAGTATTTTTTCGCTGGGCGAAGGCATCGCTACCTCGCACCCTGGCCTGCATCGCTGGGCTCATCGCGACGGGTAATGGGGCCGCTCGCCACGAGCTCAGGCCAGATCTCCTGCCAATCCTTGGGGCGCAGGTCTTGCCGCTTCACCTCACCTCGGGTGACTTTTTCAATCCGAGCGCAGAGCAGCGGCTCAATCAACGTGCCGCGCCTTCTCCAATTGCTAACAACGGACTGCCCAACGCCAATCTGGTCCGCCAGCCTGGACACTCCCCGCGCAATATCAATGGCTTTGTCGAGTGGTTTCATGGCGGCATTTAATCACTTTAGTGATAATGC